TTAACATTTGTTGATTTACTATTGCGTTAAAACGTTTCATTTTGTTGTCTGTAAGGTTTTAATAAAATCGGGGTTAATTTTAGCTAAATCTCCCTTAAGCATAGGGTGAGTCTGAACCGCTGCTAAGAAAGCTTTATTAGCTGCATTAATAGCTTCCTTCTCCTTTGTACCGGCTTGTTGCGCTGCACCTGCTGCAGCCGCTGCGGCTTGTTCTGGGTCTTGGGTAGTACCCCCTGTACCAGTAGTTGAAGTAGTATACGCGCCATCAACCTCTTTCATGACACGATCAAGAGCCTCCATAAATTTACTTTTCATTATATATATTTACTATCTTTTTTGTAATAACCCACTTGATTTTATTTTGCAATAAAGTAATATAAATACGTTGGTTTAAGGCATACTCCATACAGCCTACTCCTGTATTAAGAGTATGGGCTCAGGAGCAAAGCTCCTTCGCCTCGGTCTTGTCAGACCTTTTAACAGGCTCACTGCGTTCGCCTGTATATTATATATATATTATATATCGGGATTTATTAAGGCTTAAAATCCGTAGTTAAGCTTTCTAGATTGTATAGTTTGCAAAACTTTTTAATCTTATTAAAGCTGTATTTGCTGTAGTCTAAGCTGTATCGAAATTCTTTGACTTTTAAAGTTATTTCCAGGTATATTGCAGGATCTTGATCAATGAAGATATCTTGAGTAAGATAGATAGGAATAGGGAAGTATTTTTTAATTTCTTTTAAGAACTGCAGTATGTCTTTATTCGTACTGTCTTGATTCACGAAGATTATAGTATTTTTTTTGTTTTGAAAGCTGTTATAAAGTTTGCATATATGTTGCAACGTAAAGTATTGCAAAAGCTTTATATAGTCCTTGCGAGGTATTTCTTCAAAGGAATTTATACCTATTTTTTCAAACTCTTTTTTAACAGAAGAAAATACAGTCTCTTCAATGTCTTTAAATTCAACAAGACATAGGTTGTGTTTAAGTTGGTGTATTTTCATTTACGCGCGCCGCTGAAGATTCAGTCAATATATTACTTGCGCGTTCTAAGTCAACTATTTTTTGCAAAAGAGTGTTTGGGGCTCTACCGATACGGCAATTAATTATTCCGTTATAAAATCCTTCTTTAAGAAGTACGTCGTTTTCAAACTGTATTTTTGCTTCATAATAAGCAAGTTCAAATTTACTATCGCAGAACCGTATTATTTCAAATATGAATTTATCTTTGCCATATTTTTGTATGTCTTCATTAAGTTCATTTGAAGATGAAGTATAGCCTTTCCAATCAGTTTCTACGTCAAAATGTCTTTTGTTTTTACGGCCTTTGAGAGGTTTTAGTTTTTTAACGCTTTTTATTTGTTTTTTACCGAAATACTTTTTGTTACTAATTGTGTTAGTAATAACGTAGATAAACCCGTACGGTAGCTCGGTTAATTCGCTAGTATTTAAATTAGTTTTCCAGTGACCGAGATCCATTTGCAGGTATTTATTACAAACCTGGAAACGTTCTACGGATTATTTTTGCTGGCTTTTTTTTACCTTTTTTACCTTTTTTTACACCGAGTAAACTTGGTATTCTAGCATCTCCTGGAGCGTAAAAATCACTTGACTGACCGGGTACTGGGGGGTGAGCTTGAGTAGGACCCAAAACACTTCCAGTAGTCATATTTTCTAGGAGCTTTTTAACTAATTTATCAAAATTATACATGTGGAAAAAGAATTATATTATACTATACTTAGTAATAGTATGGACTTATCAGACTTAGATAACGTTGTAGAAATCTTTAATAAAGAGTTAGCTGAAGATCTAAAGATGGATGAACTCTCTATTAAGGAAAAAGCAATGCTAGCACCAGTTATTAAACATAAATGGGTTGCAAGAACCGCACAACATAAAGCTGCGCTTATTAAGCTCAAGGCAGCCCAGAAGGGTACCCTTAAAAAACTTACAGCTAGCTCACCAGTAACACTTTCAAAGTCTGCTTTAGAGCATATGGCAACTAATAGCCCTGAATTGCAACAAATAGTGGAGGGTATAGAAAAATTAGAAAATATTATTGAATATTTAGAAAAAATCGAAAAGTTGACTTCGTCTTTAACTTTTGATTATAAAAACGTAATAGACTTACAGAAACTAGAGACTACCTGATGACAGTTAAATTTCTTTACGATCTCAAGAGAAAAGAAGTAAAAATTGAATCTGAATATTTTAATAATATCAGAGAGGCTTTCTCTGTAAAGAACCCTAGCGCGCGTTTTAATAGATACGCTCGTTTTATACCGCAAAGAATGTACGCCATTACACCTGCAGGTTACTGCGGAATCGGTTTAGTACCGGAAATTATAAACTATCTTAAAAACCTAAATATACCTCATACAGTTTCTTATAATACTGAATTAGAAAATTTATTACGCAATGTTTCTTTCAATATACCGACAGGCTATCCAGGTATCAGAGAACTAACAAGCGAATTTAAATTAAGAGACTATCAAAGAGAGGCTGTATCTAAAGCCCTAAATAAGGGGCATGGTATTATTGAACTAGCTACAGGAGGTGGTAAGACTTTTATTATAGCTAATTTAGTATATACCGCGTTGCAGTTGTTAACCGACCAGGAACGAGTACTGATAATTGTACCTGACATAGGGCTAGTCGAGCAAACTTTCAAAGATTTCGTTAGTTATAATTTTCCGATGCAAAAAGTATCGAAATGGACCGGTACAAACGAGATAGACCTTAATGCTCAAATTATTATAGCTAACATGGGTATATTACAAAGTGAAAAATCTGACTTAAGTTGGTTTAAAGAGGTAGGCCTATTGATTGTTGATGAGTGTCATAAACTACGAAGAGGTAATAAAATAAACAAACTTATAGATTCTATCCCTACTCACCGCCGGTTCGGCTTTACTGGTACTCTGCCTGAAAACGATGTAGATAAATGGAATATTTTTAATTTTATAGGGCCAGTTATCTATAAAATGACTACTACAGATTTGAGAACTATTGCCGGGTCGCAATATATAGCAAACGCTCAGGCACTGTCTGTATTTGTTGAATACGATAGAGTACCAGACTATACATCAGTATCTGCCAACCAAAAATATTTGTTTGAATTAGATTTTATTCATAATAGCGAATATAGAGGCAAGGTTATAAAAAATATTGTAAGCAAACTTAATAATAACTGCCTGATACTTGTAGATCATATTGCTCACGGAGACACTTTGTTTAAGCAACTATCAGATCTGCAAAATAAACAAGTATACTTTATACAGGGAAGTGTAGAGGTAGAAGAACGCAAAAAAATACAGGATATTATGGAAAAAGATAATAATATTATCTGTATTGCGATTAGTAAAATATTTTCTACAGGTATCTCGATTAAAAATATACACTATATAATGTTTGCGGCCGGGGGTAAATCTAAAATAAAAGTATTGCAGTCTATAGGTCGCGGTCTTCGTATCCACAGAGATAAAGATGTTTTAGTTCTTATAGATATAGTAGATGATTTAATTTATGGTAAAAAACATTATGCCAAGCGCAAAGAATTTTATGAAATTGAAAAAATTAAAATCACAGAAAAAGCCGTCTCTGAAAAAGCCTAAGAAAGAGGTTAAAGAGAAACCGCCAAAGCCTTTGAGCGAATCTGCCAAAGCTAAGAAACAGTATTATGTAAACCCTAAAGAGTTTACTGAAGAGCTTCAAAACTATTATAGTACAAATATTATTACTGATAATCTAGCATTAATGATTCGCAATATTGCATATGGCCTTGCGCATGCGCCAAATTTTATTAACTATACCTTTAAGGAAGAGGCTATAGGAGACTCTTTAATAAACATGTTTAGCGCATTGAAGGAAAAGAAATACAAATTCGATAAAGGCTTTAATCCTTTTTCTTATTTTAATTCTATTGCATTTAATTGCTGGAGATCTAGAATAAAGAAAGAAAAACGTATGAGAGATACATTAGCTGCATACCAAGAAGAAGTGTACAGTGTGATAGGCCCTCAAGTCGGGGTAGAAGATCCGACTAATCCTTTGAACAAGAATGCAAATTAAACTAAAAGGTACAGAAGTAGGTATATTTTCAGATCCACATTACGGAGTACACCGCAATTCCGAAGTATGGCATAAGATTGCTTTAGACCACGCAAAGTGGGCAGCTCAGCAATTCAAAGAGCGCGGTATTCAAGACATAATCATTCCAGGAGACATTTTTCATGATCGCAACGACATTGCTGTTAACACTCTTCATGTTGCTACTGACATATTCGATATATTCCGCAGCTTCAATATCATTATTACAGTCGGTAATCACGATGCTTATTATCGTGACAATTCTAGCGTTAATTCCGTCTCCATTCTTAGAGGCTGGACTAATATTACTGTTGTTGACACTCTTCAAGTTGTTGAACTTCACGGAACGAAAATAGCTTTTTGTCCATGGGGTCAAAATATAGAAGAGGTACCGGAGTGTGATTTAATTTTCGGCCATTTTGAAATTAATAGTTTTAAGATGAACTCGTATAAAGTTTGCACGAACGGTCTCAAATCTTCAGATTTAATTAATAAAGCAAAACTTACTATAACCGGACATTTTCATCATAGAGATGAACGTAAATACAATGAAGGTACTATACTTTATGTAGGCA